CTTGGCAACTGGAGATTGTTGAGATTCACCATAGGCGAGATACATTGCGTATTCTTGGTCAGTGAGTTGATCAATCTCAAATTGGTTCAGATCAGACATCATACTTTTTACATTGTTGCTCAGATGGGAAATCTTCGCAGTATTCTTCAATACTGTTGAATGATTTCCAGTGTGGAAGGAAGAAGCCATGTTCACCTTGGTGGTTGAGTTTAACTTCTAACTTACCCATAGCAGCTAGAAGTACCATTAAATCAGATGGTTCTTTAGGATGCATTACATCATCCAAGCGATATACCTCACCAGAATCCTCATTAATCCAATAACCTTTAGCATCTAGTAGTAGAGCTAGGTCATGTACATTAATAGTCTTCTGTTGGGATCGAATCACGTATTTCGTCATGAGTGATAATGCTTAGTTCACAGAGGTTTTCCATACATTTGTCTATGTACTTTTGAGCATAAGCGAATGACTTGTAAGATCGTTCTTCGACCTGACCAGTTAACCACTTAGACCTGACAATACACAGGTACTCTGGATTGAGTGACCAATTACAAGCTGCATGAAAGCCATCTTGAATTGTATAAGGAGTTGTTTTGTCAGAGGCTTTCCATCGCATGACCTCCTTGATCCTATTCTTGTAAGGATCTTTTGCTCTTTTCATGTTTGTCCAATTGGGAAATATCCTGGTGAGGATGGTAGATCTCGGTGGGTGCTCCAATTAGCAAGAAAGGTTATGCCCATTAGTATACAGAAAGTATACGCTAAGACAAACCTCATTTCTTACGCTCCACTAGCCAGTCATACTTGTCTATCATTGTTTGACAACCGTTGCAGAATAAACCACACCAGCTGAAATGGTAGACACGGGTTCCCCCACCACAGTGAGGGCAGCGTATAACCCTCCCTATGATACCAGCATTGTCGGCTCTGGTGTACCTAGTCATTGGTTCTAGGTTGTGCTTGATAGTCTTGGTGTGGACTACCTTACCGTGACGGATGGTGAGTTTCTTATAGGTCTTGGCAGTCAAAGTCGTTAGGAAAGATAGCTTGGTTACGGGTACGTTGAGCCTCAACGAGGATCTGAGCAGATAGGTTCTGCATTCGTACAATGATTGAATCTAATTGTTTTTGTAACTGTCTAAAGTCACCCATTAGTTCATTTAGCGGGGTCATGATGGTGGTTTGCGAGGTAACTGAGTGCTTGGGTCATCATTTCAGGGTCATCATTAAACTTACCGAAGCCAAGGTTACAGCTATTACACACATAGCCTCGGAAGCTGTCGGTATGGTGACAGTGATCGAGTACCCAAGCATCCGTATAGCGACCACAAGCAGGGCAATTTCCTGGAAGTGGTGTTGGGTGTCGTTTGCGTAGCCTAGCTCTTACAGAGGCCATCTTGTTGGAGCATTTCTTACACGTGTTCTTACGTCCAGCCGTAGCTGTTGAGAATAGTGGGAAATCTTCAAGGGGTTTAGACTCTCCGCAATGACGGCAAGTTTTAGTTTCCATTAAATGTCACATAGGACGGACAAGCGTTTGGTGTAATGTTTAGAGTCATCCTCAGGATACTCTTCATTCATAGGCTCATGAAAGTCTTCCATGTCCTCGTCATTCTTTTCTTTTTCATTTGACATTTAGATCGGATGAGTAGTCGGTGTAAACAAGTGAGTCCTCAAGGTCAGCTATACCTAGCTCCTTAAGGTACTCAAGCTGAGTCTGTTCAGTATCCTCGAAGGTAACAGTCACTAGACTCTGCTTATAATCCATTTCGTAATTGATAGCTCTGGCTAAGAACGTATCAAGCACACCCTTATCAAAATACATTCGTACCTTGTTGGTCATGTCAGTGTATGTACTCATGAAGCCATCCTCCAATCATCTTTGAAGTCTTCAGCTACATCGTAGTACCTGACACGGGCTGCCTTGATACAGTTCTTGTTAACCCAGAATCCATAGCTCATGCGTGGATTGAAGCACAAGTTAACGATGGCTCTCTTTGATACATTCTCGTAGATGTAGATGTCGGTACTATTGCAAGTAACACGAACTATCCCTCTAAAGAAGTTGAGAACAACAATCTCTTTGACCCATTGCGATGTACGCTTTTTGGGTTGGAACTTTAGTCTCATAATAGATAAGCAAACTACAGTGCGAGAGGTGAGAACCCCTCGTGCAGCCGTGATGGTGGTCATCAGCTGCAAGAGAAGATCTGTTTGGTACCCCATTGGAAAGCCATTGCCTCGGCTATTCCTTGATAAGTCTTAGCTCGTTTGGCTGACCTATCTTTGGATGGCCCAAGCTTGTTCTGTCCACTAGGTGTTTGATTATCCCAGTAGCCACACTCAGGTAATGATAACACATTGGTTGGTTGTAGCTTGGGTAATCCCCGTAACCATAAGCACGTTCGCTTACTTTCGGGGTGCCCGTATTGGTAGGGCTGGATCGTCTGAGTACATTTACCCAGGGATGTTTGTGTTGAGATGATGGATACAGGATTTTCGAGGCATACGTGCGGTATGTCAGCTGCCCAAAGCTTCTCAACAAACTCAAGGGCTGCCTGTTGCCTACCGTCAGCACGTTTGGCTTTGAAATGCCTACTGCCCGATACAGCTAGGTGAACACAGGGAGGATGACATATCATCATATCCCAGTCGTGGTTGTATAGGATGTCAAAGACTGACCCCTGATAGTGTGCCCCAGCAATTTCAGTAGGCTCTAGGTCACATGACATAGCATAGTGACCCAGCTTAGTGAACTCACTACGGACAACACCACTTTTCTCACAAGCGATGAGAATTTTCATGGTTCAATGAGATTGAGTGCTTTAATAGTGTACGTGTCACCATTCTCAATCCGTTCTTGTCTGTACCTCTTGCGTTCTAGTCTTAGAATTGCAAGCCATACGTCTTCAGGCATACGCTGACCATTAGTCATGGTCGGAGATGTCCCATCTGTCTGAGAAGGGTGTTCTGTAGAGGTCATAACCTTGATCATGTAGAGTTGTGTAGAATGCCATCATAACTGGATCAGTTAGAGTGGACTTACTGAAGAACACACTACCATTAAGGAGTGGCTCAAGTGTTAGCTGTCTCATGGAGTAAGTTGTGATACTGTTGGATTTTAACAATAACCTTGTCATAAATCAACGGGAAGTGATCTTGACAAGCTAGACCCTGCTTCATTAGATAGATAGCGGCATCTGTTTCCTCCTTATTTAGTTCTAAGAAGGTGTGAGTAGTTGTACTCATATGTTGTGGATGCGTTTGTACGTTACCCAAGTGATAGCTTGGATGTCAGAGTTCAGGTACTTCTCGCCAAGCTCCTCATTGATGAATGAGGTGGCATCTCTGTACCCTTGCTTGATTGACTGCCTTAAGCGTTTACCTATGGCTGGTACTTCCTTGACTGGAAGACGTATACCCATAAATATACAGTAGGCATGTCCATCAATGCAAACGTCATTGACCTCAGGTTTTGTGATTGAGTTGAAGAACTCATTAACCTTAGGCCCATGTAGTATGGACTCGATAGACTCGCCAGTATCCTGTAATATCCTAACTGCCTTCTCTTTGTTGAGAGGTGGAGTAGAACATTTAACTGCTATTGCATCCTCAGCTGTACCATAGGCCCATGCTTTGATCAAAGTCTCAGCATTGAGCACATTGGTAGGCCACCTGTTAAGTGGACTGAGAGCACACAGAACACCTGCTGCCTTGTCAGTGCTTGTATTGAAGCGTTGACCTAGCTTGTAGGCTATCTGATGAGCATTAGGGTACCAATTAAGACCTTCTATGACCTCAAGGGTTGTAGCTTGAGAGAACATAGAGACTACATTGCGAGACTCTCGTGATAGTTGAGAGTAACTCATTGGTGCTCGTGATGGTGGTTTAGAGGTGGTAGGGAATCGAACCCTAAGTCTTGTCTCGGCATCCAGCCACCTCAAGAAATAGTTCATATGTATTACACACTTTCACTTAGTCTTAAGTCAAGGGATAGTTGGCTATCATAGTACATATGAACTATATTAATTAATAGTTCATTTATTAGTTTAACGCATTGACGGCAGAGACAATACGCATGTACTACCAGACCTGGAGCAGGTGTAGGTATTCATACTCATCCCCTGTTCAAGCTGGCTCCTCAAAGCCTACACTATGACTGGGTAACGCTTGCGATGGTCAGTGACGTATGCCCGAAGCATATTGTCCGTGTAACTCACTCGGTTTCAAGCTGTTCTTACCTTATAAGGGTAAGTCCTGAGTACTTGTTTTTGGTTTGGTTTAATCCTCTTTGCTTAACTATTAATAGTCTTGCATATTTTGGATTAGTTGGGAATAAGTAAAATTACTTATTGTTGTTTGTTAGTGGAATTCGTCACCTCGTTTGATTGATAACCTATTATTGCCATTAATCAGTGTGTAGTGCATGAGTAAAAATACTTATTTAATCAGAATGATTTTGATTTGAGTATTAATACCTATTAGCTAGGCACGTTGATGATGGTGGCAGTACACGTGTACTAATGATGAGAACTAGTACATTTGTATTGTAGTACATTTGTACTAATAGTACATTTGTATTATAGTACATTTGTACTACTAGTACGTTTGTACTATAGTATGTTTGTACTATAAGTATTAATACCTATTAGTATATTTGTACTAGTGTTGGGTTTTGTTACATAAGTTAATAAACTGTCATATAACTATTAAAGCGTACTTTTCGGGGATGTCAATCCTTGAGTATTTATACCTACAGATTGTGTAAGCATTTCAACATACAGATGTCAATAGGTATATTTACTTATGATGGTGGCTCTTCCCCAGGAGTAGTACAAATGTACCACTACCCCGCGTGGTGCCCATAGCTACCTCTCGGTAGTAGTACTAATGTATCACTACCTTTCGGTAGTAGTACTAATGTACCACTACTAGTACAAATGTACCCCTTCGGGGGGTAGTCAGTACCCCCAACGTTCTTAATACCCAACAGAAAATTATACCAAAATTAAAGACACCCTACTTAGCCCCCCGAAATGTGGAGAGAAGTACAACCACTTCCACTACAAATAGAATGGTTATCACGGTGTTGAGTATTTGCATATATAGTATAGATAGCAAGACTTAGTGGACCTATTATTCTTAATAGGAGTAGAATTGTTAAGATCTTTTTAAAGGTATTCAAGGTGTAGAGGAGGGATAGTTTCAAAAGGATCGTAGAGTTATTACGATAGGCGAAAGGGGAGAAAAACAATCTCCCCCTTCTTTGACCGCTGTTTCCACACACGGGACGCACCACTTCCCCGTGTATAATGGTGTGGTTGCTCTAGATCCAAGTAGGCAAGGGCTTCCCTGTTGTCTTTCCTCTTGCTTCTTGTCTTTGTTGGAGGTTCATTCCGAACACCATATGGTTGGCTGCTGCTTGAGGATTATCCTTCCACTCTTCTTCTAAATCCAACCACTCTTTATCTCTTCTTGTCTTTATAGCGTCTTTAGCTGAGATAGCTAAGGCATCGGTAAACCATTTAACCCCTTGGGCAAGGGAATCGATTCTGTCATCGTGTTTAACGGCCCCTTTTTCCCTGCACATGCGGGAGACTTGGTATCCAAGCATATATTGGAATCTAGTTTCAGTTGGCCTCTCAGCACCCGATTCATAATCCCACTTAATAACCTTGGGGTCAACAACCAGCCTGTGCTGATTAAAGCAAGGCTCAAGACTGTCAATGATACGATCTTCTTTCCTGACATTAGCTCTAGTTTCCTCTATGTTAATTAGTGTTTTAGTGTTGATACAATGTTTACGGAATAGCTCTGATACTATCCCATCTCCAAAGTTACTCTCAATGAGTAGAGTGGAGGCTTTATACTTTCTACAAAGTTTAAGGATGTCTAATAATGTATTGTCTGAATAACCGTCTGTAGAGGCGTAGATTTCATGTAAATACATTATCCCATTCAACTGGGAAATGAAGCAGGCTACAGTCTCATCTGAACCCCTTCCAGAGGGGTCTACGGAGCAGATAGTTTCACTATACTCTTGCCACTCCCCCTGAGTCTGCATTGGTTTGTAATAATAGTCCCCTGGAAGTCCTACACAGGGTAGGTCTTTAAGGATATTATCAGGATCAGAGCACCATATTATGTTTTCTGGTGCGTGGGTCGGATTGACGGGAGTAACGATGAGATCGGCAAATTTGAGAGGAAACTTCTCAGCATCAGAGAGAGAAGTATCCAACATAAACTGTAACATAAAGTTACTACGACCCATAGCACTCTCACGCTCCAAGAGATCCTCTTCAAGAAATCTTGTATCCGTTGGTTTCCAAGCGAGATCTGTTTCATTGTCTAAGTCAGCTGCAAGCTGTGGTGAGAGTAAACCATCATACATAGCCACCTTTCGAGGGTATCTAGCAGGCCATACAAATGGCTTATAGTTACGCTCTCGGAGCTTGTTATAGACGGTAAAAGTAGTCTGAGGAGTTCCAAGGAACATGATGCGAGAATCAGGCTTAGGAGTGAGAATAGACTCACACTCAGTAACAAGTTGAAGTAGTTTTTCACGTTGTAGCTCGGTCATACTGTTATTAGGGACTTCTACATCATCTAATACCATCAAATCAGCACGGCTTCCCGTTAACTGACCTGTAATACCCACAGACTTAACTGAAGGTGCTTGGTGAGGTGCAGCTGGCCCTACATCGAAGGATACTCTTGACCACCTTTGGTCATCATTCTTAGGCTTTAACTGGCTCATCCAAGGGACTTCCAGTATTAATCGTTGACAGAAGATTGAGAATGAGTCGGCTCTATCCTTAGAAGCCGATACAACCATGATCTTCTTATTCGGGTCGTTATATAACGTCCAAAGAACAAAAGCCGCAGTAATCCAAGATTTACCAACACCTCGAAAAGCTTGAATTTGGAGTCTCTTGGGTCCATGTTGTAAATACTCAGCAATACAGAGTTGTGCTCTAGTAGGTTGTGGAAGGTCTAAGTGTGTCCACACAGCTGTAAGGAAGAACCTAAAGTCCTCCCTTAGCTGATCATATATTGTCTTATGTTTTTTCTTCATTCTATCCAAGTAAGGATACGTTGTTCTCTAAAAGGGTCTGGTGGGAAGTTATCCCTAAACCAGTCTAACCAGACTTGACTTCCTTTATTCTGATTACATTTACGACAAGCGGGAACACAGTTCCTAGTGACATTAGTACCCCCCATAGATCTGGGATGTACATGGTCAATGGTAAGATCATGTTCTCGATAGCGTTGTCCACAATAAATACATTCATAATTGTTTGCCTCTTTAATAGCTTTTCTCCATAGTCGCTTTGCTTCAGCTGACTGCATAGCTAAAAGATTGATAAGGTAGTGTTCAGAAGTTGGAAGGATAGGTGTCATTTTTTACTGCGATTTCGTGCTCTGTTTGTCGATGG